AAAAAAGGCAGCAGGCGCACCACTTATCCAAGAACTCAGAGCAATGGGCATCCCCGTCGATGAGTTCACCCCCAGCCGAGGCCGAGTTAAAGGTAGTACCGATAAAACCGCCCGTCTTAACGCTGTCGCTGATTTCTTCCACAGTGGCAAAGTGTGGGCTCCAGATACACGATGGGCACGAGAAGTGATTGAAGAGGTCGCAGCCTTCCCTGTGGGGGAGCATGACGACTATGTTGATACGGTGTCCCAAGCGCTGCTGCGCTATCGCCAAGGCGGCTTCATTAGTCTGCCGAGCGACTACGAGGATGAACCGCAATTTTTTAAACGCAAGACACACGCATACTATTAAGGACGCATCATGTCGATAGATAAAGCACTGTACGCTGCCCCCTTGGGCATGCCAGCCGACGCAGAAGAAGATGGCATAGAGATCGAGATTGAAGACCCAGAGGCCGTACGTATTAAAGCTGGCGATTTAGAAATTGAGATCGAGCCGGGCGAAGAAGAGGAAGAAGACTTTAACGCTAACCTTGCAGAAGAAATGGAAGAAAGCGAGTTGCAGTCGCTCGTAGGCGAAATTTTAGATGACGTGCGTAACGATTTGTCTTCACGCAAAGATTGGGAAGACACCTATAAAGAAGGCTTGACGCTCTTAGGTTTGAAGTACGACGAGCGCACAGAGCCGTGGGCAGGTGCGTGTGGCGTGTTTCACCCTATGATTACTGAAGCCGTTGTACGTTTCCAATCAGAAACAATTACTGAGACGTTCCCAGCCAAAGGCCCAACTAAAGCCAAGATCATTGGTAAAGAAACGCCAGCTAAAAAAGAAATTGCAGAACGTGTGCAAGAAGACATGAACTACGAATTGACTGAGGTCATGAAAGAGTTTCGTCCTGAACATGAGCGCATGTTGTTTTCTTTGCCTGCTATCGGTTCGGCGTTTAAGAAAGTGTACAAGGACCCCACACTAGGTCGCCAAACATCAGTCTACGTATCAGCAGAAGACATCATCCTGCCGTATGGCACGACAGAACTTCAAACGTGTTTTCGGCTTACGCATCGCATGCGCAAAACTGAGAACGACATTCTGAAGTTGCAGAAAGCTGGGTTCTATCGTGATATTGATTTAGGTGAACCGCCTAAAGTAACAAACGAAACGCAACAAAAGAAAGACAAAGAATCAGGCATGTCCGCGTCGTTTGACGACAGGTATGAGTTGTACGAAGTGCATATTGATTTGGATTTGCCCGGCTACGAAGATGTAGATGACGATGGTGAACCCACCGGCATTGCGCTGCCGTACGTTGTAACAATACTTAAAGGTTCAGACGACATATTATCTATTCGTCGTAACTGGTTGGAAGACGACGATCTCAAACTAAAGAGGCAGCACTTTGTCCACTACCAATACATCCCCGGCTTCGGACCCTATGGATTCGGTTTGTTCCATCTTATCGGCGGCTATGCGAAATCGGCCACAAGTCTTATGCGGCAGCTCGTCGATGCTGGAACTCTTTCTAACTTGCCCGGGGGCCTTAAGTCCCGTGGTTTACGAATTAAAGGTGACGACACTCCCATCGCCCCCGGCGAGTGGCGAGACGTAGACACAGGTTCAGGAGCTATCCGTGACAACATACTGCCGCTACCTTACAAAGAACCATCGGCTACTCTACTCCAACTCCTTGGTATTATCGTTGAGGAGGGAAGACGTTTCGCAGCAACTGCCGACATCCAAGTGTCCGATATGTCGGCTAATACTCCGGTGGGAACAACTCTTGCCATACTTGAACGAACGCTCAAAGTTATGTCTGCCGTTCAAGCACGAGTCCACTATGCGCTCAAACAAGAACTCCAACTCTTAGCAGCAATCATTCGTGATTACTCGCCTGAAGACTACGAGTACGAGCCTACGTCTGGCAACAAACGTGCTAAAAAGTCTGACTATGAAGACATAGAAATTATTCCTGTCTCTGACCCAAATGCCGCCACTATGTCGCAGCGGGTTGTTCAATACCAAGCGGTGCTTCAGTTAGCGCAGACTGCGCCACAGATATACGACATGCCTGTGTTGCATCGTCAGATGTTGGACGTGCTGGGTATAAAGAACGCCAATAAGTTAGTGCCGTTGGAAGATGATCGTACGCCACAAGACCCAATAACAGAAAACATGAACGTGCTGAAGTTAAAGCCTGTGAAAGCGTTTATGTATCAAGACCACGAAGCACACATCAAAGTACACATGGCCGCAGTCCAAGACCCACTCATTCAACAGATGATGGGGCAGAACCCACAAGCGCCGATGATTCAGCAATCAATGATGGCGCACATTGCAGAACACTTAGGCTTTGCATATCGCAACAAGATACAAGAAGCGTTGGGCGCTGATTTACCAATGCCTGACGATAAGTTAGACCCTGCTGTAGAAGTACAGCTATCACGGCTTGTCGCACAAGCTGCACCTATGGTTTTACAAAACAGCCAAGGCCAAGTTGCACAACAGGCCGCCGCTGCACAAGCGCAACAAAACCAGCAAGACCCTGTTATTCAAATGCAGCAAGCTGAGCTACAGCTTAAAGCAGCAGAGCTTGAACTTAAGAAAGCAAAAATAGCAGCAGACGCTGCTGCACAAGCAGACAAGCTTGAGCTTGAAAGAGAAAAAGTTTCTGCGCAGTTTGAGTTAGAGGGTATGAAGTTGGGTATGAAATCTCAATTTGACCAAGCAAAAGCTGCGTCTGCTAACGAAATTGAAGGTGTTCGTATGGGGACGGACATTGCAAAAACTAAAGCTGACATGGAGTTTCGTCGGCAAGAAATAAATAAACCCCAACCTAAGTCAAAAGGAACTAAATGACAACAGTACAGGAATACACGTCGTTTGTTGACATCCTGCGCAGGAAAATTCGGGATGATATGAACAACTACGCTGACGATATCGCAGGAGGTGTCTGCGCTGATTATGCGGCTTATACAAAGCTTTGCGGTGTGATTCAAGGTCTAGCTATCGCAGAGCGCCATTTACTTGACCTTGCTGAGAAAGCTACAAAGGATGATTTCGATGAGTGATTTATTACTCCCGCAATATTTGAAGGACTTGATTAAACAAGAGAAAGAGTTAACAGGCGAAACAGTTGATTCGCCCAGCGATGAAGTCAAAGCGCGTCAATTACCAAGACCTGTTGGACACAAAATTTTGTGCGCAATCCCGCCAGCAGGAGATACGTTTGATGATTCGTGGATTGCTAAAGCAAGTTTGACGCAACGCATTGAAGAACAAACGTCCACGGTGTTGTTTGTTGTGGCGTTGGGTCCTGACGCATATAAAGACCCAGATAGATTCCCCGGCGGTCCTTGGTGTAAAGAAGGTGATTTTGTTTTGGTTCGTGCTTATAGCGGCACTCGATTTCAAATTCATGGACGCGATTTTCGCATGATTTTTGACGATCAAGTCGATGGCACGGTAGAAGACCCACGCGGTTACGCACGCGCAGCATAAGGAGAAACACATGGCTACTGAAGAATACATGACGGAACTAAGCATTCCGGGCAAGGGCGGCGATGATGACCTGCCAGAAATACGCATGGAAGACGATGATATTGATATCAGCGCCGAGTCCGATGTCGAGATCGAAATTGAAGACGATACCCCCGAACAAGACCGAGGCAGAAAACCTCTGGACCGCGAAGTAACTGACCCTTCTGATGAAGAAGTGGAACAGTACAGCGACAAAGTTCAAAAGCGTATCAAAGAGTTGGCTCATGCCCGGCACGACGAACGCCGTGCTAAAGAGACAGCCCTGCGTGAACGCGAGGAAGCCATTCGGGTAGCCCAGCAGCTTGTAAACGAAAACAAGCAATTGCGCGGGTACGTTAATTCTGGGGAACAGACCTTTGCTGAAGTATTGAAGTCAAAAGCAGAGGCCGATCTGGAGATGGCTCGGAAACAATACAAAGAGGCTGCTGAGTCTTACGACACTGATGCAATGTTGGCGGCGCAAGAAAACTTGCAAGATGCCAAGATCAGGTTAGACAAAGCAAATAATTTTAGGCCAACCTCTTTACAAGTTGAACAAGAAGAGGTATATAGTCAACCATCGCCTCAACCCGAGGTGCGCCCCGACGATAAGACCTTGCGCTGGCAAGCTAAAAACCAGTGGTTCGGAGCGCCCGGTTACGAGGAAGTCACCGCAATGGCTCTTGCTGCACATCAGCGGCTAACTGCGGAAAACGGCGCTGACTACGCCCGGACAGATGAATACTACGAGAGAATTGACTCTCGCCTCAGAGAAAAGTTCCCCGAGATTTTTGGGGAGCCTGCAAAGCCGCAAGGCGCATCCACTTCAAAAAGACCAGCCGCGACAGTTGTCGCTTCCGCTGCGCGTTCTACTGCAACCAAAAAAGTTAAGTTGACAAGATCGCAAGAAGTAATAGCAGCCAAACTCGGCTTAACTACTAAGCAGTATGCCGTTGAACTTATGAAAATGGAGGCCCGAAATGGCTAATAACCGCACTCCCCGTGAACTTGATACACGCGAAGAATCAACTCGTGACGACTATAAACCGCCGAGCGTACTGCCAGACCCAATTCCTGACCCGGACTTTAAGTTCCGTTGGATTTCGACTCACGTCTTTGGTCAAGCTATCCCATCTCATGTGTCATTACAGATTCGTGAGGGTTGGGAGCCTGTAAGGGCGGTAGATCACCCAGAATTGAAGCTAAACGCCAATGAAAACGGCGAAGTGCAGATGGGCGGTTTACTACTTTGCAAGATGCCGCATAAGAAAGTTGAAGCTCGAAATGATTATTACCAACGTCAGGCAGAAGGCTGGATGCAGTCGGTTGACAACAACCTTATGCGTCAAAGCGACCCAAGGATGCCTCTGTTCAATGAACGGAAATCTGCGACAAGTTTTGGCAAGGGTATTAAGTAATTTTTTAACTTTGGAGTTTAACTATGGCATATCCTACAGTTGACAAGCCCTATGGCTTGCAGCCGGTCAATTTGATCGGCGGTCAGGTGTACGCCGGTTCCACTCGCCTAATGTCAATTGCTAGTGGTTATGCCACCAGCATTTACTACGGTGACGTGGTTAAGCGTGTATCTAACGGCACAATTGAGAAAGATACTGGTACTGGCACTGCTACGCCGGTAGGCATTTTCTTGGGTTGTACTTACACTAACCCAACTAATAGCCAGAAGACATTTGCGCAGTATTACCCTGCTAGCACCGCTGCAAGTGATATTCAAGCTTATGTAGTTGATGACCCTGATGTTTTGTTTAAAGTAGCTTCATGCTCCAACACAACTGTGACTTTTTTTGGCCCTGCTGTTGTTGGTGAAAATGCTGTTTTGGTACAGAACGCAGGTTCAAACAACACTGGTGATTCGGCTGTTGGTATCTTCGGTGGTAACACCGCAGTTACTGCGTCGTTCCCTATCCGTATTGTTGATCTTGTACCTGATACTTCCAACGGCTCTAACGGCTATTGCGAGTTTATTTGTAAGTTCAACGCACCGTTTGCAGTTACCACGGTTACCGTTAACTTGGCTGGCGCTAACACCGCTGTAACCACTATGACTGGCGGACATCAGTATCTCAATCCGACAGGCGTATAAGGAGCATAAATAATGGCTATTTCACGCGCACAACTACTGAAAGAGCTGCTCCCCGGCCTGAACGCACTGTTCGGTTTGGAGTATGCTCGTTACGGCGAAGAACACAAAGAAATCTACGAAACAGAGACTTCTGAGCGTTCGTTTGAAGAAGAAACCAAGCTGTCAGGCTTTACTGCTGCACCTGTCAAGAACGAAGGTAGTGCAATTCGTTACGACAATGCGCAAGAAGCTTGGACTGCTCGATATAACCACGAAACCATCGCTCAGGGCTTCTCCCTGACCGAAGAGGCAATTGAAGATAACTTGTACGACTCTCTGTCGGCTCGTTACACGAAAGCTCTCGCACGTTCGATGGCTTATACCAAGCAAGTTAAAGCAGCGTCGGTCATTAACAACGGCTTCTCGTCTAGCTACCCCGGTGGCGATGGCGTTGCTTTGTTCTCGACTGCACACCCACTAGTATCTGGTGGCACTAACAGCAACACGCCGACTACTCAGGCCGACTTGAACGAGACTTCCTTGGAAGCCGCCGTTATTCAAATC